TCAAGGCAGACGCAATCTGACGAAGGGCTTTCGGATTGCCTGCTCGAACTTGCGCTCGCAGCTGGCGGGCTTCGTCCAGGGTCAGGGGTTGGGGTGGCGCTTTGACCTGCATGGTGGGCGGCTTTCGGGGACGTTGCATCCCCGTTCAGTAGTACGGTTGGGCGTGGTGCTGCAACGAAAAAAAGTTGTTGCAGGCGTTACAATCCGTAGGGTAAGGTTGTCGGGACATGGGACAGATTCATGAGTACCAACACTTGGGTGCGGTTGATCCAGACTTTGCCATCCCCGAAACCCCTCACGCCTGCCTGTGCGAAGCGTGGCGCCTGCAAGAGCGCCGTCAGCGCTACGAGCGTGAGCGCGCTCGGAGGTCGCCGGACATCGCCAAGCTAGACCGCCGAATCGATGGCTGCTACGGTTGAGGGCGTGGTTGTGAGCGAGACGCTTCAAGCATTGTGCGTGGCGCTGCTGCTAGGCATCGGCTTCTGTGCCGGGTGGTTTGCTGGCCGCGCTCGGTTCAAGCGGACTGACCTGGATTACTTAGCCATCCGTCACTACGGGGTCATTCGGAAGCCTGCCCGTGAGCGCATCCCCGCCGGCACCGTGGTAGGCCTGAACGATGATGGCACGGTCAGCGTGGCGGTCGGTGGGCAGACTACGGTCGGAGTGGTGATGCCCATGTCGATCCGCGGCGCCTACGAGGATTGCGACAAATGACCCTCCCAAACCAAGACTGGAAGACCACCAGCAAAATCACCCTCTGCGCCCTCCTAGAGCGAGCGGCCGAGGTAGGAGCATGCATCCCGACGACGGGCACAGACCCAGGGCCCGACCCGAAGGCGGTGGAGGCACTGGGGAAGTTGATCGTGTCCGTGTCGGATGTGGTAACTGCGGGGGAGACGTTGGATGGGGGAGGGAATGGAGATGAGTGAGCTATTCACAGAGACGCGCTGGCAGTACGTCGCGCGCCACACGTTCAGTTGCGCATTGGTTGCCGTGACCGTAGTACCGCTGTTTGCATGGCTTGGTTGGTGCCAGGCTGGACACAGCGGCGGTTTCCTATTGGGGCTCTACGTGATGGACCTGGCGAACCTGTTTCCTTGGTTCTGGAGGCGACGGCGATGACCGACAACGAACACCTAGACATCGCCCGCCGCATGGGCATCGCAAGTAGGCGCTTGCGGGAGGCGATTGTGGAGGATGCGCTTCGTGATGCGCTACGTCGGAGCGAGACGATTGCTCCACCGGCCGAGGTGAAGCTGTGACCCTCCCCATCATCCTCTGCATGATCGTCCGAGACGAAGCGGACACGATTGCGGGCGTGCTTGAGGCGGCGCGTCCGTATGTGGATGGGTTCGCCATCGTGGACACGGGGAGTGTGGATGGGACGGTGGAGGAGTGCAGAAGGGCGATAGTCGGGCGCCCCGCCTATATCGCGCTGAGAGGTTGGCCCGGTCGATTCGACTACGCCAGGGCATGGGCATGGGGATGGGCGCAAGAAGTCGACGGCGCTGGCGACGACCACCTCCGCCTAGAACTCTCCGGCGACTCCTACCTGTCCGGGACACTGAACCGCGACGTCCTAACGCCCGAAGTCGACGGCCTAACAGTTCGCTCCTACATGGGCCCCATCACTTGGCGTCGACCGAAAATCACGCGCTCTGGACGCGGCTGGAAGTACCAGGGACGCTTGCATGAAATCGCCGTGATGGAGGGCCGCGCTCCTGTGCTTGCCGACTCTGGCTTGGTCATTCACCATCGCGGCAGAGGCGAGGGGGCAAAGGAACAAGGCGGCCGCTCCGAATACGTCGCCATGATGATGGCCGACCTAGAAGAGCGCCCCGACGATCCGCGTACGGTGTTCTACGCGGCCCAGACGTTGGACGTGGCCGGTCGCTGGGGCGAGGCGCGGGCGCTGTATGAGCAGCGGATTCGGATGGGCGGATGGGAGCAGGAGCGATACATTGCAGCGCTCCGGGTGGCGAGGCGAGCGGCGGAGGATGGGTGGCCGGTGGAGGATGTGGTTCCGCTGATTGAGCGTGTCATCGGCATCTGTGAAGCGCGTCCAGAAGGGTGGGAAATGCTAGACTGCCACATCACAGCCAAGGCCAAGCGAGAGAACCCGCGCGATGACTGGCTGTTTTACGAACCCACTCCGCGCGGGTAGACTGACCCCAATGCAAACCACCGACACCAAAGCCGTCCTTGCTCTGGTCACCATCTGCGCGGCCTTGTCGTCGTTCGCATTGGCTGGCCTGGCGCGCGGCAACGGGGGGGGCGTCTTGTCTGTGCTGCGTAGCCACCCGACGCACTGGAGCGACCGAGAAGCAGACCCAGCGAGCGTTGATGCTTCGCGCGTGGAGATTGCCTCGGCGGTAGAATCGTCGACCCCGGACCGTGAAGAGCGTGCCGCCTTGGCCACGCTAGCGATCAAGGAATCCGGCCTGGCGCTCTACGTGATCGAAGGGCGATGCGGCGACGGTCCGCGCGGGGCCTGTGACCATGGGCTAGCGACTGGGCCCTGGCAGCTTCACGCGTCGCGCGATGTGCCCGTGGTCCCGGTAGCCATGAGCGAGCAGGCGACGATTGCTTTGAAGCGCTGGCGGACCCATAGGAAGCGGTGTGCAGCGCAGGGGCACGCAGGGGCGTTCACAGGCTACGGCACCGGGTTCAGATGTGAGCCGTATGCTTGGGCACGGGAGCGGGAGGCGATGATGCGGAGGATTGCGGGGAAGCTATGAGTCTCCGCACGACCCTAGAGCGAAGGAAGGCGCGAGAGGCCGGGCTGGCTCCCGGCCGCATGGAGCCATTCTGCGCGATCGTCTATCCCATGGCCTGCGCGCGGAAACTGGACTGCGGCGGAAGTTGCTGCCTCGCACCGGGTCACGTTGGCGGCTGCGAATGTTGCGGCGATGACTACGGCCACCCGGGGACGTGTCCCGCATGACCCAATCCGGCATCGACCGCATCCACAAGCTCCGGCGCCAGATGGTCCGGAATGGGAAGCCGCCTGCGAAGGCACCGGGGTACGGTGGCAGTCTGTGGGAGACGTATCGTAGGCTCTACCCGCGCTACCTCTCGCCGGACCACTTGCGCCCCGTGTTCGATCTGTTCGAACGGGCCAAGCGTGAGCGCGTGTACGCTACCATTTCGCTCCCGCCGCGTGCTGGCAAGACGGAGACGCTGATTGCGGCCATCAATGACCGGCTTCTGATGAATGCAGAAACGCGCGTTGGATACGCCTCCTACTCGGCCAGGTTGGCGGAAAAGAAGTCCTACCGCGCCCGTGGTCTGGCCTTGCAGCACGGCATCCCCATCGACCCGACCTCCCGCTCAAAGAAGGACTGGCGCACCGGAATCGAGGAAGGCGGGCTCTGGGCCACGTCGGTAGGAGGCAGCATCACGGGTGAGGGTTTCGAGCTGATGATCCTCGACGACCTGATATCGGGCCGCATGGATGCTGAGCGCCAGCAAGTCCGCGATGACACCCACTCCTGGATCATGTCCGACGTGCTCTCCCGCATGGAGCCCGAGGGGTCGGTGATTCTCTGTGGCACGCGCTATCACCTGGACGATCCGATTGGCCGCGTTGTCGCGTCGGGCGCGTGGGAGGAACTAGTTATTCCGGCGCTCACTCCGGACGAGCAAAGTTACTGGGCAGAACGCTGGACAGCAGAGCGCTTGCTAGAGAAGCGATTCGAGCTCGGCGGCAAGGACGGCTACGAATGGCGCAGTCTGTACATGGGCGATCCGTGCGCCCCCGGCGACATGGTGTTCCGCGACGCGCACCTGGTGGACGACGCGCTTGGAGATTTGCGCATCGCGATCGGCGTGGACTTCGCGTACACCACGAACAAATCGTCGGACTACTCGGTCGCTGTCGTCCTCGCTCAGGCCGGCGGTCTCTACTACGTGATCGATGTGCTGCGCCTGAAGGTGCCCGAGGCCGAGTTCCGTGGCCGCGTGAAGGTCCTCGCCGAGCAGTGGGGCGCTCAGTACGTAGTCGGCTACATCGCAGCGACGGAGCAGCCGAATATCGACCTGCTCGCCCAGGAGATGCCGGCATTCGGCCTGCGCGCCGTGGCCGACAAGAAGACGCGCGCGCTACCCACGGCGGCCGGTTGGAACCTGGGGCGCATCAAGGTGCTGGGAGGCCGGCCCTGGACCAAGGATTTCGTCTCGGAGGTGGTCGGGTTCACGGGGTCGGACAGGCACGATGACCAGGTGGACGCGCTGACCGCGGTGTATGATTCGATGCACTCGGCCGGCGAAATCGACTGGAAGTTCATCGGGGAGTTGCAGGCGGCGGCGCCGGTTGCGTTGGAATTTGAGTTGAATTGAGGGCAGGTCCGCGCCGTGGCGCTGAAACTGGTTTGACCAGTCCCCCCAACCTGGCGCATGCTAGCCGGGCATGGGTCTGTTCGATTTCTTCCGCCCCCGTAGCCAGCCGACTGGGGGCCCGCTCCTACCCGCGCCCCAAGGCCCCCTAGACGCCCAAGGCAAGGCCGCAGAAGAAACCGCCCAAGGCACCCCGCCCACTGACACCTTCGTTGACCTGCCCGTGACGGCGATGGGTCGGTGGAACCTTCAGCGCATCCGGGTTGCTCTGGACAATCACCAGATGGGCATGTTCGCGGACTCGGCCATGCTGGTGGAGGCGATGATGGGATCGGGCCGAGTGCAAACCGCTCTCAACGGCCGTCTCAAAGGCATCACGATGCGCCATCTGCACGTGAAGCCCATCGACGATTCCGCCGACGCCAAGGAAGCTGCGCTTTGGACCGAGTGGCTCTGGCAAACCGTGCTGACCGACGAAGTCCTAGACCAGCAGATGGCCTGGACCGTGCTGGAGGGATTCTCACTCTCGCAGCGCTGCTGGTACACACGGGAAGCACGCGGCGAAACTGTCTGGTGTCCGAAGCTGCAACCGTGGCATCCGCAGTTCATCTACTACGACGTGATGCGCCGTCAGTACGTGGCGCAGACCGCGGAGGGCATCGAATACATCGACTCAGAAGATCCGCAGTGGTGGCTCTTCACACCATGGGGTGAATATCGCGGCTGGCTACGCGGCGCGCTCCGTTCCTGCGCTGTTCCGTGGGCCGTGGCGAGCTACGCGCTACGTGACGCGGGTCGCTTCTCCGAGGTCCACGGTCTGCCGACGAAAGTCATCAAGGCACCGGCACAGGCCAACGCCACGGACAAATCGCGGATGACCGGCGCCGTGCGTGGCATGGGAAACAGCACCACGCTCTTCCTGCCCCAGCAAACCGGGCCCGAAGGCACCGGCTGGGACGTGTCCCTCCTGGAAGCGCGTGACCGCTCTTGGGAATCATTCTTCGCGCTCATGGAGAAATGTGACCGCGAGATTCAGCAGGTCATCCGTGGGACGAATCTCACGTCCGAGGTGCAGGGCGGAAGCTATGCGGCCGCGCAGGTCCACGCCGATGAGGACTCTGGTTACGCGGACTCCGACTGTCGCAAGCTGATCGAATCGTTCCGCTCCACCGTGCAGATGTTCCTCGGCTACAACTTCGGATGGGCCGACAAGTGCCCCGTCATGTGGATGGAGGCGCCCGACAAGCCGGATATCTTGGCGCTGGCACAGGCGCAGCAGTTCGCCATGATGACGGCCAAGCAGGCAGGAGAGATGGGCTGGGAGTTGGATGCGCACCGGTATGCGGAGCGCTTTGGTATGCCACTGGTGCGGGTGAATGAAGAGAGCAAGCAAGTCACCATTCCGCTCGCCCCGACCGACGTAGCTAAGACAGTGCGCGTGGACGAGTCCCGCCAGAGCATCGGACTGGCCCCGCTCGGCGATGAACGCGGAGACCTGCTCATTGCCGAGTTGGAGGACTACGACGCGGACGAACCGGACGACCCGCCGCCGAAAGACCCCGACCAAGAGGCGGCCGAGTAAATGCCCACCCACGCCTACCCCGACGAACCCGGCATCCTGGACGAATCCGAGCTGCCCACGGTCTACCTTCGCGGAGTCCAGCGCAAGGTCATGAACCCAGAGCAGGCAGAGAACTGGGCCAAATTGCGCGCCGTTGCTTGCGGGCACTCGCCCTTGCAAGCCTGCAAGCGCTGCGAAGATGATGCCGTTGTCATAGATGCAGCCGTTTCCTGCGGCGGCGTCGTGATTTCGCCGATGGTCTAGCGCTAGGCCGGCGTGTGCCCGGAACCACTGGTCAAACCAGTGCTTGCAACTGGTCAACCAGTTCTGCACACTGGGGGAAACTGGGCGCCCACGTTGCGCCCACTGACCACCGATGTTTGCCCAGCGCGCTACCCTCACGCTCAAGAGTCACTCACTCAGTGATTCAACGCCTGTCCCTGCTGGAACCTGTGGCGTTGTGTTCGTGACCGCCGGCACGTGTGCGATTACGACGGCCGCGGGCGATGCAGTAACAATCGCTGGCGTCGTCGGCACGTTCATCGACACTGGCCTACTTCGTCTGCTTCGCACTGGTGGCACAGCAACTGTCCTCGCGTGGGTGCCTCTCACATGAGCCAGGCGCGCAAGCTCCGCCGTCAGTTGGTCAAGCGCGCCGCCTCGGTCGCCGTTGCGCAGGCCTCACAACTCCGCGCGGCCGGCGCTTCCCCCTCCTCTCCGTCTCCTGTTCCGCTGGCCGCGCGGAGACTATCTGCATCCCTTGTCCAAAAGGGAAAATCCGAACTCTGCATCGACGGAGTGATCGGCGAGAAGAATCTTCGCGCCTCGCACGTCCGCGAGGCCCTGTCTGCGCTCGGGGCAAAGAAGGACATCACGCTACGTCTCAACTCCGTCGGCGGCAGCGTTGTCGAAGGCATCGCGATGTACCAAGCGATCCGGCGCCATGAGGGCACCGTGGTCGCCTACGTCGACGGCATCGCGGCGAGCATGGCCAGTGTGATCCTCCAAGCCGCAGACGAGCGCCACGTCTCGCGCGGCTCCTACGTGATGATCCACAATCCGCAATCCCCCGCAGACGGCGAGGCTTCCGAGCTACGTCACACGGCCGAGATCCTGGACAAGATCCGGGAAGACATGCTGGACATCTACGAAGCCAGCACCAGCATGGACCGCGCCAAGATCGCGAAGATGATGGACGATGAGACCTATCTCACTGCCGACGAAGCCGTGAAGATGGGTTTTGCCGATGTGGTGGACGAGACCGAAGCACGCATCGAAGCGCGCGCCGTCGCCAAGCTCTCCGAGACGAGCACGAAAATACCAGAGGCCCTGCGGGCCAGAGCGGCCGCTCAGGCCAAAGGACAGAGCACCATGACCGATGAAGAAGAGAAGGAAATGAAGGCCAAGATGAAGGCGCTCGAAGAAGAGAACGCCAAGCTCAAGGCCTCCGCCAAAGCCGAGGATGAGGACTCCGAAGACGGCGACGATGCCGAGGGTGAAGGCGACGACACTCCGCACGACGAAGACGACGATGAGAAGGACGACGACAAGAAGGAAGCAAAAGCTGTCCTCGCTGCCGCCCGTCGACTCACCGGCAAGAAGGGCCTCTCTGCCGTCGCTGGTACCCTGATGGCGCTCGCAAGCTCCACGGTCAGCGTTCGCGCAACCGAGGTAAAGGAACTCATCGCCGCAGGCAAGCTCGCCCCCAAGGACAAGGCTTGGGCCATGTCCGCCAGCGACAAGACGTTCGGTGCCTACAAGGACGCGATCGGCAAGGCGCAGATTGCTCCCATCGGTCGCGTGGTGAAGCAGCCGGCAACCCCCACGGGCGAAGGCTCGGACGAACTCACCGCCGAGGAAGCTGCCTATGCCAAGGCCACCGGCATGAGCAAAGAAAACATCATCAAGGCCCGGGCATTCTCGGCCCTCGGAAAGGTCAGCTGAAATGGCTCTCACGACTGCACGCGCAACGCAGAAGCGACTCGATCGCTCTGCTGACATGAAGTACCGCGTCCCCATGGCCGCCAGCACCACGCTCTACAAGGGCGCGCTGGTTTGCCTGAACGCGTCCGGCTACGCGGTTCCTGGCTCCACGGCGACCACGCTCACGGCGCTCGGTGTGCTTGGTGACCAGAGCTTTGGTCTGTCCCTGGATCGCGTCGTCAACAGCGGAAGCGCTGGCGATGTCAAGGTGGACATCGAAGGTGGCACGTTCGGTTTCGACGGAACCGGCGGCGACCTCCCGACGATCGCGGACATCGGCAAGGTGGTCTACATCACCGATGACGAGACGGTCTGCAAGACGGGCACCGGCAAGAGCATTGCCGGCACGCTGGTAGAAATCAGCGTCGATGCCGTGACCGGCCTCACCCAATACTTCGTCGCGATCGGCGTGACCCCGATGGGTCTCACTGGTGGCGTCGGACCCACTGGCCCGACCGGACCCACTGGCTGATCGCCTCCGAGGATACGACCATGCAAATCACTCCCTCCAATCTGGACCTCATCTTCCGCACCGCAGCGTTGACCTACCAGTCGGCGCTGGTCGGAAGCCCTCGCATCGCTCCCGAGATCGCGATGACCATCCCGACGGCCACCCGGCAAATCACCGAGGGTTGGCTGGACCGAATCCCGCTCATGCGGAAATGGGAAGGGGCGCGCCACGTGCACGGGCCCATCGCTCGCGCACGTACCATCCTCATGGAGCCTTACGAGCTGACCACCAAACTCAGCAAGTGGGACATCGAGGATGACCAATTCGGACTCTTCAACGCAACGATCCCGATGATGGGCGAGTCTGCGGCGAAGTGGCCCGACATGCTGGTGAAGACGTTCCTCAAGTCCGAGGCGGCCACCGTCCTCGGCTACGATGGCGTCCCGGTGTTCTCCACGTCGCATCCCAAGGGAGGCGGCACGGATGGGCTCATCACGGGCACCCAGAGCAATCTGGCTCTGTCGACCGCGCTCACCTATGCCAACTACGTCGCCGGCATCCAGGCGATGGGCGCATGGGTTGGCGTGGACGGTTCGCCGATGGCGGTTCGTCCAACGCACCTCATGGTTCCCCCGCAGTTGGAGGGAACGGCCAAGCGGATTCTGGAGTCGGACTTCCTGGCCGGCGCCGCGTTCACCGCAACGTCCAACGCCTCGGAGACCAACGTCTGGAAGAACAGCACCAAGCTGATCGTCAATCCGTACGTCTCGGACATGCCGAACAACTGGTGGCTCTTGGCAGCTGGCGGAAGCGTGAAGCCCTTCGCGTTCTTCCAGCGCAACGCCCCGACGTTCACCGCGCGCACTGCCCCGACCGACCCGGCCGTCTTCGACATGGCCGAATTCATCTACGGCATCGAATCGCGCGGCGCCGCATCGGAAACCGTGTGGTGGCTGTCCTACGCTGGCACCAGCGAGGCCGCCTACTACCCGAGCTGATGAGCAGAGCGGACGAGAACTGAGCACACACATGGCCTACGCGACGACAGCAGACCTGGAAACATTCGGAGTTCCTCCGGGTGTGCTGTCGTCCGTGGACCCAGCGACGCAAGAGGCGGCGCTTGCTCAGGCGTCAGCATTCGCGGACAAGTACCTCCGCGACCAGTACACGCTGCCCCTGGTCGAGCCCTACGACCCGGCCTTGGTGGACATCGTGGTGCGCGTGGCGTGCTGGCGTCTTATGTCCCGGCGCGGGTTCTCTCCGCAGTCGGGCACGGACACGGCATTCCGCATCAACTACGAGGATGCGGTGACGGAGCTCACGGCCATCGCAAACGGTCGGCAGCGTTTGGCAGTCGTCCAGGCTGCACCGGAGCATGAGGAGCCGATGGTGCTCACCTCTCCTCCGCGCGGCTACACCGAATACGCTGGCATCGACGGTCCGATCGGTCCCTACGAAGGGGGTCTGTGATGACACGACTGGAGGACGCATGCCTCTGACCGGCGACTGGACCCGCTTGCAAGCGACCATCCGAGGTCTGCGCGCGCTCGCCAAGGTGCCGGCCAAGATGGCGGCTCCTGCGGCCGAAGCGATCAAGCGCGAGATCGATCGCGGCTTCCAATCCAACTCCGACCCCTACGGCCAGAAGTGGGCGGCCCATGCGTCGGCCACGGTTCGTCGCTGGGGCAAACATCCTCTGCTGCGACTGACCGGCGACGGGTTCGCAGGCATCCGCGTAGCCCCTCTCGCCGGCGCCGGCATCCAGGTCATCTCCGAAAGCGAGGGGCTTGCCTTCGCTCAGGCGGGAACGGTCAACGAGCCGCGCCGCCGCTTCCTCCCTGACGACACCATGCCGGCGACGTGGAACCGCGCGCTGGAAGAGGTCGCCACCAAGCAAATTGAGGAGACGCTGGCTCATGCTGGCTGACGTGGTGGAAGCCATGCGCGCCGCACTGGACGCGCGCTCTTGCTCCGTGCCGGTCTATCTGGGCGAGCAGTTCTTGCGCGACAACGCAGGCACGTCTCGCATCGTGATCGTGCCCATGCGGGACAAGTTCGGCCCCAAGTCGCCTTCAGTTCGCCCTGGTCCTACGGGACAGATCAACCCGCGCACCATCGCTACCCGTGTCACTGGCGCAACGGCGCACCTCTGGACCTACGCCGATCCGAAGGTCACCGACGCCAAGGTCATCTGGACGCAAAACCACCGCATGATGGACGCGCTGATTCAGGCGTTCCTCGCATCGCTTGACGGTGTCACGTTCGGCACGCTGGAAGTCGAGGGCGGCACCTACGTCACCGACCAGGCGATCCATGATGCGCTCGGACTGGCCTATCAGTTACCATTCACCATCGCGATCCCTGTGCTGGACGTGGCCTATCCGTTCGGCCTGACCACGTACACGCCCGCGCCCGCTACGGCCAACATCCAAATTCAAGAGCTTTTGGGCGACCCGCAGACCTACCAAACCGGCGCCGAGTTCCAAGCGCCCGACGCTCCAGCACCGTAACGCTACCGAGGACATCACCCCATGCCCGCACCTATCCCGAATACGTTTTTCAGCTTCCCCAACGGTGGCCTTGGTATCCAACCGTCCGACCCGTCCAACGTGATCGCGGTGGTCGGCGCTTCGTCTGCTGGCACTGCCGATATCCCCACGTCGCTCGGCGGACGCGTGGCCAACGTCGTCGATCAGTACGGCTACGGGCCCGGACCCGCTCTGGTCGCTGCCCTGATTCGCTCAGGTGCCACGGTCGTTTTCACCAAGTGCGCCGCGACCCAGCAAGCGGCCGGCACCGTCACGGAAGGCCCTGGCGTTGGCACGTCCAACATGACGGTGACCGGCACGGGCAAGGACGGATTCTTCGTCATCGTGACGATCGTCAATCCGGGCACCGCGGCCACGGACACGGACATCACCTTCACGGTTTCTCTGGACGGCGGAATCACCACGTCGGGCGCCATCGTGCTCCCGGTGAGCGGCATCTACACGGGACTTGTTACGACCACCGGCCACACGCTGACGTTCTCCGCCGGCACCCTGACCGCCGGGTCCACGTACTCCTTCGATACCCCTCCGCCCGTGGTCGCCGCTGCCGATGTGGTCGCCGCTCTGACGGCCCTGAAGCTGTCGACGTTCTCCTACGGCCTGATTCACGTCGCGGCGCCGTTCGATGCCACTGACTGCGCGACGGTCGCGGCCGAGGTCAGCAGCATCGTCAGCCGCAAGAAGTTCACCCGCGTCATCCTGGAATCGCTGGACGAAGACGATGAGACCGAGGCCGAATGGATGGCCACGCTGACGGCCGATTTCGTCAACTTCAGTTCCGACCTTGCCACGGTCGGCGCGGGCTACATCACGATCTTGGACGGCATCTCGGGCACCTATTACGGATGGCGCTCCATCTCCTGGCTCGCCACCATCCGCGCCTGCCAGGTGGCTGTACAGCGCGACTTGGCGGCGGTCGATGATGGCCCGCTCACCCCGTGGCTGACCGAGGGACAGGGGGCTGTGGCCGTACTGGCCAACGTGCCAGTGTCAACCAAGTTCATCCACGATGAGTCGTCGGTCCCGGGCCTGAACGCGCAACGGTTCATGACGATCCGTTCGCTGGTCGGATACGCCAGCTACTACATCACGAATCCAAACGTGATGTGCGGCCCCACGTCGGACTATGACCTGCTCCAGTTCGGTCGCGTCGCCGACAAGGCCGCGCGGTTCACGAACACGTATTTCACCCGCCAGCTGTCGAGCGACGTGGACCTCAATCCTGCCACCGGTCGCATTCTGGAAGTAACAGCCAAGAGCTTGGAGCAGGGCAACGACACCGCCTGCGCTGACCTCAAGGCATCCAAGAACGTGAGCGCGCTGCAAACCATGGTGGCCCGGGACGACAACATCATCGTAGACCGGGAACTGACGGTCGCGGTCAAGATGGTCCCCAAGGGCTACCTCAAAGTCATCACCATTCAGATCGGCTTCGTGCCGAGCCTTTCCGCCTGACGCCTGACGTAGGAGCAACAGAAAACCATGCCATTCGGTCTACCTTTTCCCCTCATCAACGGCGTTCGGCACAGCTGGTCCTCGGTCGCTCTCAAGGTGGCCGGCATCACCATCGGCGGCGTGACCAGCATCAACTACGGCTGCAAGCTGGAGGCTGCCATCGTGCGAGGCGCTGGACCGTTGCCCATCGGCTACACGACGGGATCGGCCTCGTTTACCGCGGACTTCGAACTGCTCTTGCAGGAAGCGAACGACTTGATCGGCGCGCTTGGCGATTCGTGGATGACTGCCATCGGGAATGCCGAGGTCAACTACTCGGACGAAGGCTACACGACGGCCGGCGCAGGGGTCTACGTGGACACCATCGCGCCCTTCCGCATCACGGAATGGTCGGCGGCCATGAGCGCGACCAGCAACGATGCCCAAGTGCGAAAGTTCACGCTCCTCCCCATCGGCATGCTCATCAACGGCAAGAACCCAATGCCGAATCAGCCTTCATTCTCCATCGGCGGCGCAGCGGGGGCAGCCGTCGGAGCAGTGGTCAACCGACTCTTCTGATTGGCGGGGCGTAGTGCCTCGCCCGTCAGTGGGTCGCAACAGGGAGACAGAACATGGAAGACGAAGACCAGGCAGTGGACGACCCGCTGCCCAAAGACGTGCGCGCAAGATTGGAAGCCGAGCACACCGAGATCATCGCGATCAAGGCGACGGTCGGGAAGGGCGACAACGTGTTCGCCTTTCGCTTGCCCACTCGCGGCGAGACGAAGCGGTACCGGCAGATGGCGCAGAAGCCCGGGCGAGATGCCGGCGATGAGATGGAGGCTTTGCTCCTGACCACTGTCGTCTACCCGGGAGCAGATGCAGCGGCGGCCAAGCTGGCTCTGACGGCGTTCTTCGATCGCTATTCGATGGCGGTCGCCTCGTTCGGCATCAAGTTCCAGGAGGGCGCCGGCCTCGATTTCGCGGCGCTCGCAGTCGTAAAATAAGGGAGCGGTTTGCGAGTGACCTCACACTAGCAGGCCGCGCATACCAAGAGCTTTTCGCCGGTGAGGACACGAACGAAGCAGAGGCAGCGGGACAGCACTTGGCGCAGATGGTGTGCATGGTAATTGGATCGCTGACCCCGAAACCACAATGAACTTCGCGATCAACCTGGACGGCGACCTAGCAGCATCGGCAACCAAGGATGCCGATGCGCTAGAGCGTCTCCAGAATGCCTTGCGCGCGGAGGAGAAAGCTCTGGGCGCGATGGAGCGTCAGATGAAGGCGCTCCAGAAGGCGACCGTGGTTGACGTGGCCACGTTCCAAAAGCTGGACTCCGCGATCAAGACGTCGAAAGACAAGGTCGCCGGCATGACCGGACAACTGGTTAACATGGGCGCCACGGGACTGGACCCGGCGAAGGAGAAGGCTTTCAACCTAGCCCAAGCGTTCTCCGGGCTTCAGCAGCAAGCGGGGCCCGTGGGGAAGTTCCTGTCCGCGGTCGGGCCGTGGGGAGTCGCCGCCGCCATCGGACTCGGCTTGGTTGTCGTCGCTGCTTCGGCCGCGGTGTTCGGACTCAAGAAACTGGTCGACCTGGCCGCACAATTCTCCGAGGCGCGCGGTGATGCAGAGCGGATGCTGACCACGGTATTCGACTCGGAGAAAGGTGCCGAACGAACGTACAACGCCATCGAGGACGTGACCAAGCGCGTCGCCATCTCGCAGGACAAGGCGCTGGAAGTGGCCGATTCTCTGGCCAAGGCCGGCGTCTACTCGGGCGATGCGATGGTGCGCGCCGTAGAGTCCGTGGGAAAAGCCGAAGCCGCACGCAAGGGAGCAGGCCAGGTCATCCAAGGAATCATCGAGCGCTCGGAGAAAGCCCGCGCGATGGGCTTCGGCAACATGGGCGGATTCACCGTCAACCGCGCAGAGCTTCGGTCGGCGGGTATCCAGTACAAGGACTTCCTCCAAACGCTCGCCACGCAAACCGGGCGCAGTATGAAGGACGTGGGCGCTGCGCTGCGCGTTGGGCGCGTGAGTGTCGCGGCGGGACTGGACGCTCTGAATGCGACGGTTGATCGCAAGCTTGGGCCACTGGCTGAGAAGAAGTTCCTCACGATTGGCGCTGCCACTACGAGGCTCAAGGACACGTTTGGGCGGCTGTTCGATCAGGTGGACACGAGCAAGATCGCGGGCGCTCTGCAAAGCTTCACGAACTGGCTAGATGACACCTCGGTCGGTGGTTACACGCTGGAGAAAATCCTCTCCAGCGTCTTCGATGGGCTCGGCAAGGCGATCGAAGTGGCCACGCCTTACGTGCAAGCGTTCGGTGAGTTTTTGATTCTAACCTTCCTGCGCGTCCGCAAGGCGCTGAAGCCGGTCCGCGAGTGGTTCAAGGAAGCGTTCAATCCGATGTCCACGGCGGACTTCGAACGGACGCTCAACAAGCTTAGCAAGTTCATCGCTGACAACTTCGTCCCGGGCGTCGTGGCAGCAATGGCCGTCGTGGCTTATGCCTTTTGGTCCGCACTGCCGGCCATCGGATCGTTCGCAGTCGCCGTGCTTGCCGCAACGTGGCCTTTCCTCGCGATCGGAGCGGCCATTTTCCTTGTCGTCAAGTACATAACTTGGATGGCCGACATGATCCGGTCCGTCGACTGGGCCTATCTGTGGGACGAGATCGTCAGCGGCGGAAAAGCCATCGTGGACGGCCTAGTGAACGGCATAAAAAACGGTGCGTCCAAGTTCGTCAGCGCGATCAAGGACATGGCGAACGCTGGCTTGCAAGCCTTCAAGGACATCTTCAAGCCGGGCAGCCCGTCCAAGGTCATGGTCCAACAGGGCCTCTACATCGACCAGGGCCTGGCGAAAGGCATCGAAGCCAACAAGGGCCAGCCCACCGCCGCCATGGACAGCATGGGGCAGAGCACGCTGGGCGCATCGCCTGGCGCTTCCGGTGGCTCAAGTGGCGTGCGCTCTGGCACGTCGCTCCAGGTCACGTTCGCCGAAGGATCGATTCAAATCAGCGGCGTCAAGGACATGGCCGCCATCGAGGAGCGCTTGCCGTCGCTCATGGCAAACCTGTTCGAACAACTCGGTATCAGCATGGGAGCGGAGCAGCCCGTCTAGGGCAGCCGGTAACGCATGCAGTTCACCGCTGACCCCATCCTGAACCCTGGCGCGTGGGACATCCTCATCGCGGCCGGCAAGACGCATCCAGGCCTGTTCCGTCTCGGCGATGATGCGCCGCGAAACTACAAGTGGGATGTGAAGGACGCGCCGGCCATGCAAGGCGCCTTCATGACGTACCGCGGCTGGCGTCCGACCTTGGATATCAAGGGCTCGTTTTTCTTCTGGGACGTTGGTCAGGTGGAAGCGTTCTTCCAAGACTACGCGCCGCTCTGGGTGCTGGACGCGCGCAAGTTGGCAGTCAAGCCGGTGAGCGTTTTCCACCCAGCGCTCAGCTCGAACGATATTCAGTTGCTCGTCCCGGTGAGCATCGGCGCGCTCACTGGCGACGCGGCAAAAGGCTGGACGATCAAGTACACCTGGCACGAATACCGCGCGGCCAAGGTCATCATTCCGAAGACTCCGGACGGCGCGAACTTCGACAAGAAGTCACCCGTCCCGCAGACCGAGACGCAAAAGGAAATCATGCGGCTCATGGCGGAGGATCCCTTCTAATGTCCGCCACCCTGAACGACCACCAAGCCACAAGCCTCCGTCTCTCCATGCCCCGCACAGGCGCATGGTGGGCCGACGTGGACATCGCCGATGCCGTGGACCTGTCCGGGCGCGTGACTCTCATCCTGCTGGACCTGACGCTCACGGGCACGGTCGTCCGTTCGCGCAAGTGGGCCGGGTCGACCAAGGCGCGCGTGGCAGCGGGCGGCTACGGCTGGGGCAAGACGGTCCCGGCGCGCGGCTACCAGTCGGCGCAGGGCCTGCAACTTGCGCCCATTCTCTCCGATGCTGCCCGCGAGTGTGGCGAGACGCTTGGACCCGTTGCGTCGGCATCCGTGGGCCTGAACTACGGGCGCACACGAGCGGCCGCCTCTCAGGTTTTCTCTCTCCTTCGCGCGCTTCCCGGCTATGCGAAATGGTGGGTCGACGATGCAGGCGTGACGCAAATCGGCACGCGCGCAACTGGCCTGATTCAGACGCCAACGCAGGTGGACACCTACGACGCGGCCGAGGGGAAGCTCATCATCTCGGCCGACGCTCTGACGCAAATCCGACCTGGACGAACACTCTCCGATCCAGTAGCAGGCGACCATGAAGTGGATGCTGTGATCTGGACGATGGACAGGACGAAGCTGCGCGGGGAGGTTTGGGCGGCATGATGGACCGACTCCGCGCGTGGTTTGAGGCTTGCGTCAAGGAGGCCGTCAAGTCGCTGCCCTACGCTGGCGAGTACCGCTACAGCGTGGTGTCCTGCGACTTCGCGGCGCAGACGCTGGACTGCAAGGCGCTGGACGCTGGGCAGCCGAACCACACCAAGGTGCCCATGCGAGCTCCGGGCATGCGCCTGGACGTTGCCCCGGGCGCCGAGGTGCTCATCGGGTACGCTGGACTAGACCCCACGCGTCCCGAGGTCCGCTGTTACAGCCAGCGCCCCGGGGACATCCTGCGCGTGGAGTTGCTCGGGGGGACAACTCCGGTGGCGCTTCAGGGGATGAGCGTGGAGGTTACGATTCAGCCCTCGTCTATTTCGAGCACCAACGGCGCGGTCACGGTCAGCGGTCCGCCGTCCCCCGTCACCGTGCAAGGCACCATCACCGGCGGCTCTGCCACCATCAAAGGCACCGCATGACCGCCACCCTCACCGACTACGGCCGAGACTGGTACGGGACCACCGACCTGCTCCCCACGTTCGCCAGCGTGACGGGCTCGGAGTTGATGGCCCAGGTGTGCATGCGCCGGGTCTACACGCCTCCCGGGTCGCTCTTCTCCGCGCCGCTCGCTGACACGGTGGACGTTCGGACATACCTGTCCGGCGAGGTCGACCAGGCAAAACTGAACCTCATTCGCGGGGCATGTACGGGCGCCATCATGGCAGACCCGCGCGTGCTGTCCGTGACCGTCACGCCGACCTGGTTTCCGTCCACGCGCACCATGACACTCGCCATCGCCGGAGAGGGCTCGCAGGGGCCTTTCGCGCTGACTTTGGGCGTGACTTCGGTTACTGTAGAGCTGCTTCAGTCCTAGTCCGCCACGAGAGAATCTATGTCCGTCGTCACCTTCGATGAACTCATGGTCCCCATCACAAGGGACCAGTTTGTCGAATCGATGCTGGAGGTGTTGGCGGCGCTCGGTCTGCCTACAACGGCCTGGCAAGAGCTGTCCGAGATTCGGGAGTTCATCTACGCCGTAGCGAACTCGGACGCGATCCTGTCAGATAGCATCACCCCTGCCGCGCGCGCTGGTCTCCTGGACTACGCGGAGGGCCAGTGGCTCACTCTTACCGCCGACCAGGAGTACGGCGTAGAGCGCATCGCATCGACCGTTGCCACGGGCGATATTCGCCTCACCGAAACGGACGGCGATCCGCACACGTTCGCGGCTGGCGATGTGCGTGTCCTGAACGTGGACACCGGCAAGACGTACACCAACACCGAAGGCGGCACGCTGCCGGCCAACGGCACCTTGGTCATCGCGTTCTCTGCCGACGAACCGGGCAGCGCATCCGACCTGGTGGAAGGCCAGACTCTCTCGCTCGTCACGTCCATCCCGGGCGTCACTCCGTCTTGGGTCGCTGACTTGCTCGGACAGGACGAAGAGACCGACCAAGCATTGCGCGACCGTTGCCGGGACAGCATGGCCAAGGCATCGCCGAACGGTCCGGCGGCGGCGTACGACTACTACGCGAAATCGGCGCTTCGTCCGGACGGTACAGCGGTCGGCGTTACCCGTACCAAGCGCGTCGAAGCCAACGCCACGGTCACGGTCTACTGCGCCGATGCGGACGGCGGCATCACGGCGCCCGACGTGGCCATCGTGCAAGACGTGATTGACCTGAACGTGGTGCCGACCGGGTTCACGGCCATCGTCGCGGCGGCAACGAATCTCCCCATCTCGCTGGCCTTCACGCTGTACCGCGCTCCGGATGCGACCGCCTCCCAAGCGTCCCTAGAAACGCTCGTCAACACGGCCATTGCGAGCTACTTCGCGGCCATTCCAGTGGGCGGCGACCCGACGCTCGTGTTCCAAGGCGTAGCGGTTTCCACGCTCAACCAGCGCATCCGGAACGCTTGCGGCGCCAATGTCACAAACGCAGTCATCACGCTGCCCGCTGCCGACGTTGCGCTTGGCAATGCGCAGGTGCCTATCATCTCCGGGAGCATCGCCTACACCTGGGCGTGAGACTTGGCCATGTTCCCCGCACCCATTGACCCCCAGTATTCCGAAAACGTCCGGGTGACGTATCGGGACATTCAGGTTGATGGGACGATCGTTCCGTGGATGCGCGGAGAGGTCGGGTCACGGCTGCTCTACGCGGCGGGCCTGCAACTGGACGGACTGGCCGAACAGTTCCGCGTCGCACAGTTCCAGCGGTACCCGGAGTATTGCTTGCCCGAAGCGCTGCCACACATCGGACGGGATCGGCGCATCTTCCGCGGACTGAGCGAGACGAGTGCCAGCTACGCCGCGCGCCTCACTCAAGCGCGGGCGACGTGGAAGCTGGCCGGCAACGCGCCGACGTTGCTCCGGCAACTCTGGGCACTCCTGACGCCAGGGAGCACGACGCGCATCCGGTATGTGGTCAATGGTTACTCGGGGACAGCTGGCGCTGGCACTCAGTTCTCCGACTGGTGGACGATCGACGACTCGGGATTGACTCACCTACGCACCGACCCGGGCGCGTCGAATTGGGACTGGGATGGGGACAGCTCGCTCGGCTACGGGAAGCAGGCGAGGTTTTGGATCATCGTGTATCGCACCGATCTTGAGGTGCCGATCTGGGATGTTCCTCCGCCGGCGACGTGGGACACGCCGGGCTGGTATTGGGACAGCGGCGACAGTCCCCGGGACTGGCTCATCGATACCTACAACGTGGTCAGGACATTCCGGGCGGCCGGCTCTAGCCTTGGGCCCTGGGGCAACACTGGCGGTGGCCTCATCGTGGCCGACCCAACGGCGACAGGTTCCCCGTGGGGTGCTGGGGGGCCATTCGATCCGACGCTGCCGCCGGGCTACCCTATGCCGGATGGAGACTTCAACGACCCGAGCAATCGCCCTCCTGGGGCTGTGTATTTGTCTGGCACTTAGCGGATGCAATGGACAGGCTACCTACGAATCCGAATCGACTTGCCAAGCGACCTGTGACCCATACGAGAATCTGACCATGGAAACCTACACGCCAACACCGACGCAATTGACCGACGTGTCTCTGCCGCAAGCAGGCATCGACCAGGTAGGCGTGTCCACGGTGCGCGTGGGTATGGAGGCCGAAGCGGACGGGATTGCGTGGGCGAACAAGATGCTGTTCCTCGGCTCTCCGCTTGCTCACCGCGATCTTACTTTTGAGATCGCCACGTTTGAAGAGAGTGACTATCTCAATTTCTCCCTCGTGTCTGGGAGCAACACAGGCGTAGCTGGTGACCAGTACGGAGCGGCCGTGTCTCTCACGTTGATCTCGGATGGCGACGGAGAGTGCCTCAAGCTCGGCGGGAGCGCGGGCGGTGGTGTGCGCGGCGTGTGGCGCATCTCCGGATACACGGTGGTCCGGAACAGCAGCAGCATCGATCCGATTCCTGCCCAGTTGAGCCTCTACTCATCGACGACGGCCGCATTTGCCGCCGCCACTCTGGTTCAGCCGTGGAAGTGGTACCGGTACTCCACCGACCCAAATGACGATATCCCGACCCCGTTTTCTTTCGAGTTTTTCCACGACTCCATCGACGACATTTATCTAGCCGTTCGCGTTGCCCCTGGCGCTACCGGCGATCATGACGTTCGAATCGCTGGCCGCCTATCTGTGACCCAACTCTCCCGAGTGCTCCCCTGATGCCTCTCCTCAGCGCCTCCTACCTAGACCGTCTGCTCGCTCTGTTCGCGCGTGCGTCGAACGTCTCCTACGACAACACCGAGTCGGGGCTTGATGCGACCGATGTACAGGCGGCGATTGATGAGGTTGCGGGGGGTGGGGGCGGGGGACCGTCTCCGTCCGATGCCACGCCACAGCAAGTCGCGGTATCGAACGGCTTTGCGGGCGGGAGCAATGAATACTCAAGAGGCGATCACGTGCATCCGTACGCGCCTCCGGTTGCGGCGCTCTTCGTCGGGAAATTCATCATGGGAGCCGGGGACCCTCTGCCCGGTACGGATGTCGCGCTGTTGTTTGATGAGCCGGTTGGGCCCAGCGGCGTCGCGCTGGACGATTACATAGCGCACGACACGGTCTCTGGTTCTACCGTCTGGGAAGTGACCCGTAGTGGATGGTACCTGTTTCAGGCGCTGCTCAACATCACCGGCACCGGGACCAATGAGGACATCCGGATGCGGTTTTATTTGACCGCTTCGCCGGCCTCAGCGACGCCCACGTCAGCCATCGGGGAGTCCGGCACCGTGAGTAACTCATCCGGGCGAGTGTACCCGCGGTCTGCGATCCTGACTCCGATCCTTCTGACCGAGGGAGACAGCTTCGTTGTCTGTGTGTATCCAGCAGCCGGGTCAAACAACAACGGCGAAGACAGCGACAGCACGCAGGTGGCCTTTTGGTTTTTGGAGAATCCGTAATGATCCCCCTCCTCCTCTCCCGCCGCACCCGCAACGAAGTCCGCGAGTGGCTCTCACTCGCGGAGGACGTGCGGGACTTCGCTGTCAGCATCGGGAGGCTATTCGGACTTGGTAGGTTCGATGAGGCAGAAGAATTGCTGAAAACGAAGCGGCGCGAAATGGAGGCAGGGCGCGCGGCTCATGAGGCGTCGAAACTGGCGGGAGCAGCAAAGAGCAAGCAATGACCTACAACCTCGGCTCCACATCGCTCTCCCGTCTCCAAGGCGTCCACACGGCTTTGGTCGAAGTGGTCACGCACGCAATTCAGATCACGGCCGTGGACTTTGCCGTGATTGAAGGCGTGCGAACTAAGGAGCGTCAGGAGATTCTCGTCAAGTCGGGCGCAAGCAAGACGATGGACTCGCGCCATCTGACTGGTCATGCGGTTGACGTTGCGGCGTGGGTAGGCGGTCACCATTCGTGGGACTGGCCGCTCTACTACAAGATCGCCGAAGCAATGCGCCTCGCCTCTGTGGAGCTCCAGACGCCGATCCGCTGGGGCGGCTGTTGGGACCTGATGATGTCCGAATACGCGGACACGGAAGACGCGGTGGCCGGGTACGTGGCGCGCCGCAAAAAGCTCGGCAAGAAAGCTTTCATCGACGGGCCGCACTTCGAATTGCCCAGGGAGTTCTATCCGTGAGCGACGCCATGACACGCGACGAAATCCAAGCCTTTGCCACAGCTACCGCCGAACTCATCGGCGCGAAGTTCGATGCGATGCGCTCGGAGTTGCTGGCCGAAGTCCAGGGAGCACGTGCGGCCGCAGAGCGCGCTGCTGACCATGGCATCGAAGCAGCAACCCGCTTGGACCGTCTGGAAACGACACAGAACAAGCACGCCGCCCTCCTGGATTCGCACAGCCACGACTTGCAGCAAATTGGCGAGCGCCTAGCCCGTCTGGAAGGCGCCGCCGAATGACCCGCGAGCTGACTATCATTTTCGGCGCGCTCATCATCGTCGCAACGATTTGGGCAGCGACGCGTCTAGGGAGCGGCAATGACTGAGCGAGATCCATTTCGCCCGCACGGCCGCCCGATCGCTACGGAGCGGAGGGCATCACTGCGCCCCTACATCGACTCGGCGACGAAGCTTCTGACCGAGGGCCGGCGCTTCACGCCAATCGGAATCGCGGTGTCCATCTCCCTGCCGTTCGTTCTGATTTTCCTCGCTGCATTCTGGGTCCTCGGCAAAGACGGCATCGTGCAAATCACCTCGGCATGGGGCGAATCGGCAGACGCGAATCGCGCGCTCGCCAAGCAGGTGGAGGGCCTGCGCGCTGACTTTGACGCCTACATGACCCGCTCCGAACTGCGCGCCAAACAGGACCAGGAAACGCTCAGCCTGACGCGGCATCAACTCAGCATGACGTGCGACCTCACCTCCGAACTCAACGGCGGCCGCCCGCGCGAAGACTGGTGCGGGCCTCCTGGTCAGGGCACACGCTTCACGGCGCCATCACTTGGCGCGGTCACTCCCTACCACCTCACGCAAGCCCCCTGGACACCGCCATGATCATCCACCGAATCAACCACGCCAGCACCCAAATCGAAACGTCCGACGTTCCTGAGACGGACCTGCAACCGATTCTCATCGGCGACCAGGGCGCAACGTTGCTGAGTGTCATCACCTCCGGACAGGCCGCGTTCGTCGACGGTCACTGGATGTTCGGTGAGCAGGTGATGACCATCCACGGTTTGCAGCCTGCCGCGCTCCTGGAAATAAAGGCCGGCTTTCAACCGCACAACGGTTCGAACGGCAACTGCGACGCTCACTGGATCGAAATCCGGCAACTGGTCCACCGCTCCGCCGCTGCCATCGGTCGCCCCCTCACGCGCGAAATGTCCGGTGGCGCCGGGCAGTTGACCTAGCAGACTACCCCGCCGCCTTCCTCCCCCAAGCCCCACCTCTCCCAGAAAGCCCACCCCATGGCAAACACTCAAGGTCTCCCCACCTACAACTTGGCGCGCACTCTCCCGATGGCCGCGCTCTACAACGCCGCATCCATCGCGGTCAAAGCGGCGCTCTATCTCGCGTCCGCCACGACCGGCCCGACGAACACCGCCTACACCGCAACAGGCGAGGTCTCCGGCACGAACTATTCGGCCGGCGGCGTCTCGGTCACCGCATTCGCCACCGTCGCGATCACGTCCAACGTGACCTATACGACCCCTGGTGCATCCATCGTTTTCACGACGGTCACGCTATCCACGGCATTCGACGCGGTCATGCTCTACGACTCGGGCAACTCCAATCGCTCGCTTGGTGTCTGGACGTTTGGCTCTCAGACCATCACGGCCGGCACGTTCACGCTAACGATGCCGACGAACGATTCGACCAACGCACTCGCGCGCTGGACCTGGAGCTGATACCGGCTCACTTGGTGGGCCATGGGTTTCGGTGCTGGCTTTGGCAGTCATGACGCGCCCTGGGTAACCGGGGCGCGTCGCGGCGTGGCGCGCGCGCTGCCCTGGATCGACCTTCCGCGCTCGCGCGATGCATGGGCTGACGAAGGGCTGCGCGGCTGGCGAATCGAGCAGGCCGACGTCTGGCATGCGGCCGCGCCGACCTACGGCACATCCGCAGTCGATACCAACACGGTCACGACGTTCGGTCGGAGCATCACATGGAGTGGCAGCACGAGCGGCTACACGCTCGTGTGGCTCGGATGCGGTGGCTCGCCAACTCCGCTCGCTGCGCAGACGTTCGGCGGTGTTTCGATCTCCGCCTACCGCTATCAGGACGTTTCGCAGACCGGCACGATCAACGGGTTTCTGTACGTCGTCCCGAACAGCTACCTGCTGGGGAACAGCCTCAGCGCTGGCACCCAAACCGCGAGCATCACCTGCAATGCCGCGGTCGGCGGCGGCATCATCGTCGCCGAGTACATGGGAGTCACGGGTGTTTGGGGGACGCCATCGGTCGCGGCGACGGCGAGCGCGAACAACTACTCGGACACGCTGACTGCTCCGCCGGGCGTCGTCGCTGTCCAGTTCGCACGGTGGGGCGTTGGGACTGGCACGCTCACGTACTCCAACAGCCAGACGTCGCGGCAGCACGTCCAGGGCGCGACCATCGCGGAGATGGCGGAGCGCTCATTCACGAGCGCCACGAGCAGCCAGGCGCTCGGGTTCACCAATTCTGCCAGCTCGCCGATCGCTCACGGGTTCGTCGTGCTCATGGGCACGCCGGAGTTGGTCGCGCTCTCTCCCGCGGATGGAGCGACTGGTGTAGCGGTCAATGCCACGCTCTCGGTCCAGTTCGACAAGACGCTCACGCTCGGGTCGGGCAACTGGACCGTCAACGAAACCGGTGGCTCGACTCATGACACGGTCGCGGCCGGCAGTACCTCGCTGAGCACAACGACGTACGCCAACGACACCGTCACGATCCCGCACACCGACCTCGGCGGCGGCCTGCCCTACAACGTCCAGGCTGCATCGGGCGTGCTGACCGGCTGGACCGGCATAGGCAACACGACCACGTGGAACTTCACGACGGCGGCCGGCGGAACCACGTTGGCCCTGACCGGCGCGAGCGTGACGAACACTCTGGCCGCAGGAACCGCGGCGCCTTCGTCTGAGGTGCCACTGCCCGGCGCTTCGATCACATCCACGCTGGCGGCTGGTACTCAGTCACCGACTCTCACCTTGCCCCTGTCCGGGTCCACCGCTGCCGCCTCTCTTGCCCCGGGCGACATGACGCCAGGCATGGGTCCTATCCTGTCCAGCGCAGCTCTGACCGTAACGCCAGCGGCTGGGGATGTGGCTATGGGTGAGCGGACGGTGGCACTCTCCAGCGCCACGGACGACGTAGCGCAGGTTGCCGGCACGATTGCGCCTGACACGTCCAAGACCATCACGGGAGAGGGGCTTGGGGTGACCATTGCCGACGGGTCAGTGGCGGTAGGGTTGGCCCCTGCGCTATCCGGGGCCGCTCTGGACCTCGCCGCCGAAGCCGGGACCGTCTCCCCGACGTTGACGATCGGCCTACTTGGCGCGGCGGCAGACATCGCTCTGACTGCGGGAACGATCAGCTACGCGGCGGACGGTAACATCACTCTCTCGCTTTCCGGACTGGCGCTGGACGTGGCGCTCTCCGCAGGGACGGCAGGCGTGGCGCATTCCCAGGCCATCTCTGGGGCGGAAGCTGGCGGCGCGGTCTCATCCGGAACCATGACGCCAGGCACGTCCCCGGCGCTCTCAGCGGCCGCGGTTGGGCTAGGGCTGACCACCTCGGACCTAACCACGGCGCGTACGGTCGCGGCCTCTGGAGCGTCCCTGTCCCTGGCCGCCACCGCTGGCAGCATGACCCGCTCACTCACCATCGGGCTCTCCAGCGCGGCAGCCACGCTCGCTCTGGTAGCCGGCACTCTGACCTATGCGCAGGACAGCAACGTCACGGTGGCCCTGACCGGGGCGGCACTGTCCCTGGCACTGACGGCTGGCACGGTGGCTCCTAGCGTGGCTAGGGCGCTTGGTGGAGTCGGAGCTGCCGTTGCCCAGTCGGCCGGCCTGGTATCGCCAGGTCTGGCCGTTGGGGTCACCGGAGCAGACGGGACGGTCGCGTCGGCAGACGGTAGCCTCACGCCGTCTCACTCCCGCGTGTTGTCGTCGGTCGGGCTGTCCCTGCTCGCGTCGTCCGGCAACGTGCTGCCATCGGGCGGAACTCCGGTTGAAGCCATCGCGCGGCTGCTGGGCACGTTCTCTGCGCACAAGCCCGGCGTGGTAGCCTCCTGGGCAGAGACGCGACCGAAGGTGACGGCAACGTTTGAGGACGACTGACGTGCCAGAAGAGAGCCAAGACGACATGACCACAGCAGCCCCCCCAAACTTTCTCGCCCGCGTTGGCCGGTCCTTCGCCCTGCCAACGATTTCGATCACTGCCTACGACCGAGACGGCGAGGTCATCAGCGGCGGGCTTGGCGGGTCGGTGGCTGTGCTCACGATTGGCTCATCCATCGGCACTCCAAAGCTCACGATTCGCTCGGACGATTTGATTGACCCGCCGGCCGTGTTCGATTGGGACGACGCTGCGCAGACGTTGGAAGTCAACCTCTCGCCGGAGCAAACGACCACGATCGGCGCGGGCAATTGGACCGCTGTCCTGGACATCGAAACTGATGACGACAACATCGATCACGACGTGCCCACGATGACGTTCGGGATTGAGATGGTTAGGTGGCCGGCGGGGGAGTAGCGGGTCGGTCCATCAGCGGGTCGGTCCAGGTGGGGTTAGGCATCGAGGGTCTCCCCTCCGCATTCGCTTTCAATCCAGCGCTTGGCCGACGCGAGGCGAAAGAACCGCCGCCGACCGTTGTCCGAAACCGCCAGCCACCAGAGCAACTCACGGACGACGACTGAGCCTCGGTAGCCAAAGAAGTGGCCGAACGCCGGGCCATCGAACTCTTGCCAGTCACTTGCCATCGAGGGTCTCCAGAACGTCGCAAGCTGCTTCTTCGGCTCCTCGGATTCGGTCGTTCACCAAGCCATTTGCCTTCATGGCTTCAGCGTCGCGCTTGATGGACTCGGCCATGCGCTTCGCCCTCTCCGCCCCGTCGAGCCGGCGGAGGATGAGGGTGCGGAGGCGGTCGGCGTCGGCTCTCACGGCTTGGCGGTCCTCCAACTGGGCGAACCGCACGGCCATGTCAAAGCCGGGCTCCCACGGCGTCATTTCTGCAATCTGTGTTCGCCGATGCCTGTTGAATTCACTCACACTCGCCTCCTTCATCGTCCGCCCCAAATCCAAAGCACCACCACGACCGCCAGCACGATCACCAAGAGCACGCGCGAAAACCCGTCGGGTGGCTCGTCATCTGGACGCCACGATTCGATGGTCACGACTCACCGTCCCATGCGCGTGCCCAATCCGTGAGCACCGACCAGGTGTGCACATCGACGAACGCCTCGCCGTCGTCTTCGGCGCACGCATTCAGTAGCTGCTGGGCCTTCCATTTCCACAGGGAGCCTGTGTTGCGCGCAGAACCTTCGGCGGACCAGAACAAGACCTCGCGATCGGGCGGCACTGGCCTAGATGCAAAGAGCCGGCGCCACCACGGAAGAGCACGGCGCTGCCCCAGGGCCTTGTCGTGAGCTGACCAGAGCGCCTTGATTTCTCGCTCCACGCGTGCGTCGAACCAGCTGATTGCAGCCTTGGCGACCTTGCGCGCGGTCCTCTGTTTCACGATGACGCTGCTCATGACTCACCGTCCAGGACGTAGCCGGCGGCGAGGAGGGCGGCGTCGCAGGCGGACCTTCCGGCCGCCACCGACGGGAAGCTTCCCAGGTCTCCGAATCGCGTCTCAGCGCTGACCGAGCCGTCTGGCCACGGTGTGACGCCAGCAAGGGCGCACCTGGCAAACCGCCGTGGTCCGCTCCCGTCGTTCTGTAGCACACTCATGTGCTCGGAGCGCCAATGGAAGTCGTCCGCTTCTTCATGGCACCACGGCCCAGCTACGCTCGGCGCCGTCTTCGCCATCGCCAGTCGCTCCTCCGGCGTGAGGTCGGTAAGCGCGTCGGCCGCTGACTTCTCCGTCCGCTGTAGCTCGCCGCGCCAGGAGCCATCGCGATGCATCCAGAACGTCAGGTCGCCCAGCTCGTAACAGACCTCGTCGTCGCCTCGGACGTAGGCTGGCTCCATCCCCGGAAACGGCGGCTCGGGCTCGGGCGGTCCCCAAAGCGGAATATGGCTCACGTCCTCCGTGACCGTCTCCGAGAACGGCATGCCGAACCGGACGACGCGCTCCACGGTGCCGTCCGAAGACCCCACCGACCCGGATTCCTCCGGTTGACGCATCTCTGCGTCCGCCTCGGTAGGCACAGCGTCCTGATTCAGTACCTCGGGTTCATGGCTGTCTCCTTCCTTTGGCGGCTCATCTGCCGCTGAGTCTTTCGGCCACAGGTGACCTTTGCCATTGCAGACGTGGCAAGTCCCGCCACGCGTCATGCTCATGTTAGCGGTGTAGGAGTGGCCGTCTCCACCGCACGTCTCGCAAATTCGCGGAATCTTGCTCGCGTCGACGGTCAAGCCAGCAAACGGGTCAGCTTCGCTCCCATCGTCAGCGCGGACGGTGGTGGGGGCCGATACCTCGACCTTCAACGGGACCTGCTGCACTTCCTGGTTGGCGTTGGAGACGAATGGCAGTGGACCGGAGCCCAGCGGAAAACCGACAGGGTCATTGCTGCTCGCTGCCCGCGCGAAGTCGTCAGCCCGCTTCTGAGCTTTCACCTCCCTCTCGTAGAAGTCGAGAGCGCGGGGCCAGCCGAGGGGGTCGGGGTACTCCCTCGCGAGCCGCTTCAGCTCGTACTTGGTGAGCCCCTTCATCCAAGAGCGAGGCCCATCGAATGGCGGGGCGTCGTTCTCTGTGAAGACATACAGGAGCCCGTCGAAGATGCGCATGATTCGGCGCCCACCGACGATGCCCATTTCATCCTCCGGCAGCTCGTCTTTCGGGGCGGGGGTGAACTTGTGCGCGAAGTCCACCATGTCCCTCGCGAAGGTGACCATCGGCATGTCGACCGCGGCGTAGAGCACCTCCCAGACATTGGACCCGGCACGCTTGGCCACATCGCACACCATGTATTCGCCTCCGGCGTGGTAGTGCCAGCATGAGCCGACAGCGAACCGCCCCAGGAGTCTCAGGCGCGCCTCAGCCAGCTCTTGCAGCGAGTAATGCCCCCGCTCTGCACTCCCCGACTGCGCCGGGGTTAGCGGGTCGTTCGGAGCGGGCACCACTGGGGGATGGGCGCTGACTTCTCTTTCGAAACCCGGTCTCCCGTCGTCGCGCACACGCTTGCTAGTTTCCCCGGCGTCGCGGTTGTCACGGCCTGCCGCTTCGGACACTCCCGGCAGCTTCGAATCGGCAACATCACTACGTCGTCCATCACTCTCCTCCTTCGCTCGTAGAAACTCGGCCGCGCGGGCCGCTTGGGATGGGTCGCGGAACGGCGACTTCGGACTGCGCCCACTTGGGTCGGTGTTGAGCCAGAATGTTTGGGTCCCGCGACACACTTGGACGGTGCGCCCGGCAAATTGCATCTCCCCCGCGCTCCCATCCGGCATCCGAATCTCGCTCGGCTGCATCTTCCTCGGCAGCTCGCCGGGCGGGTAGCATTCGTCGGGAGCGCAGACGTAGACGGTGCGATGGTAGGCCAGCACGGCGTCAAGGAAGTCCTTTTCCGACTGGCTCAGTGTGTCTTTCTTGATCTTCACTTCGCATCGCTCCCATTCTTCTCCCTAGCCTTCGTCCCCGAATACAGCCGCTCCATGCGCCTGTAGTTGTCCCGTGCTTTGCTCCATTTCTCAGTTGCCAGCCAGGACACCTCGGTCTGAGCGCGAAGGACGGTCAACTGTTTCAGGTGTTCGGCCTCTGCTTCGATCGCTTCGTTCATCAGGCGGGCCAGTTCCGGACCGGTTGGTACTTCGGGTGGTAGCGGGGCGAGCGTCCTTGGCTTGTCGTCCTCATGGAGCGGGTACGTCCGGAGGGTGAACGGCTCCGGAGGCGGCTCCTCGGCGTGGAGGAAGCCGATGGTGGGGTCGGGGTCAACCACAGTAACCTCCGCAGTGTGTAACCAGCGCCCAGGCCATGAGCGCGTAGAAGCCACCAATCACGGCGACCCCGAAGATTTGTGCCAGTACGACCATGCAGCGCCAGAAGATGACCTTGCGCTTCAGCATGCTGATGTGAGCACTGTCGGTCATGACTCCGCCGCCCTCCGCGTCTTCCTCTCCACCGCCACATCATCTTCCGCACTGCGCTGGCTGTGCACCCAGCATCGCTTGCCGTGCGTGGCCTCTAGCGGGCACTGGTCGCCAGGGCCTAAGCCGTACCAGCTGCCAGCGTAGACCGTGGCTTGGCAGGTCGGCTTGGTCGCACGTTCTTCGCGGCGGGGCTGATATTTGGTCACGCCTTCCCCTCCAGCGCCGCCTTGATTTGCGCGCGCTCTTCCTTCGTCCAGGACTTCTCTTGTAGTCCAGCCTTCAGTGGCCCCACGTCGCCCGTCCACTTCTCAATCGTGGCGAGCGCTTCGGTGATGTTGCCGGGGGGTTTGGTGGGTTCCGGGCGCGGCTGGTTGTCGCCGAGCAGAGGATGCGGCTCTGCCTTGGTGCGGCGTAGGACGTGCTTCTCTTTCGGCCGACCGCGCCCAACCGGGAAGACCACGTCCACGGATACGCTCTCCTGGGCCAGTGACGGGGCACCAACGATGCGAATGCCCGGCACCATTTTACCGCCAATCCCACGCACCATTGACGGACCGAGGGTGATTTGCTTGCCGATCGGAGCGCGCGGGTCATCGCCGAAGATGGCTTTCATGAGTACTTGATTGGTCATCTGCGAGGCGTACTGCTCCGGGATTTCGCGGAAGGACAGGATGCCGCGGATGTCGTCTGAGCCGTCCTTTTTCTTGCCCATGTGCTCGGCTCGGAAGTCGCTCACGGTGAGCGTGACCGGCCTACCATCCAGGTGGCTGCTCTTGAGAAACCGGCCAGGGTGTAGTTCGTCATAGCTGTTGATTTCCCAGCTGTCCCCTTCTTTTGCGTCACGCTTCATCGACTGGAATCCCTTCGTCTGTCTCGCTCATGTTGAAATCGTACCCACCCTCAGCGTCGTCCACCTCGGCCGTGCGCGAGGCCCATCGCGGGCGAACCAACTGAATCTCTTCCGCTCCGCCATCCACGCCCGGCCACTGGCCCGAGACGACGCTCTCCGCGTGCTTCGCCATCCAGTTCAAGTACACCACGCGGCCAGCTTCGATGTCAGCCTCCGATGTGGCCACCACCGCGCAATCATGCGGCGGCGAGTTCTCCACCGCGAGCCACTTCCACGGCAGTTTTTCGCCAGTTTCCTCGGTCCAGATGTCCGAGTAGAAAGCTGCCTGCGCCAGGTACAGGTAGCGCTCCACATCGGAGGCGAAGCGTGACAGGTCGCGGCAGGACTTCAGGTCGCCCATCGCTCCGTGCAGCGATACGCCTTCTGACCGCACGTTGCCCGGCTGAACGAAGTCGATCCGGCATCGGACCGGGACGCCTTGTAGGGTGGAGATGACGGTGAGTTCCTTGCGAGCGCCTAGGAGTAGACGGCGAGCGGCGGGCTTGCTGGACACCATGTCGGCCATGTGCTGGGCCGCGTCGTAGTCCTTCCCGGTGAGAATCTCCTGGCCGGCAAGCGTGGCGTGCTCTAGCTCCGCGTCCCACTCTTTGCCACGTCGGATTGTCGCTCCCTGGCGACGGTAGCGAGCATGGAACTGCTCCTGCTCCAGAATCGCCGTATGAGTCGCCGAGCCAAGCGCAAAGGCCGAAGACGTTTCCGCCGGCGCGTGGCGAAAATGGAACGGGCTCTTTTCGATCCGCTTCAGCCTGCTGAAGTTCAACTCCGGTCGCGCGTGGTATTCCGCGGCCGGCATGTTTGCGTGGATGGTCATGGTCCCAAATCCTCCCAAATCTCTTCCAATTGCCCCTGCGCCTTGTTGAGCGCGGAAACGTTGTCGTCGGTGCGTTTGATGGTCCGCAACAGTTCCACGGCCAGATTGATGCGGCGGCGCAACTCTTGGCGTCCCGGTTCGTCGTCCACTTCGCGCCAGGTCACCACGTCGGCGAGATCGATTGCCTCGCCGCTCACGATGTCCGCCCACGTCGGCAGCGGACTCGAGGCGTAGCGGATGTGGACCCAGGTCTCGCCGGTGAGGAGGACCATGCAATCGCGCGGGGGTAGGTGGCGGTCAGACATCGCTCACCTCCCCAACCACCTGCACGCGCTCCGTGTCCGGGCATTCGTTCTCACCCACGTCCGTTGACCAAACGCCATTCTTCTCCATCGCCCTCAAGCACCCATCGCACGTCACCGCCTCAGGCAGCGACGTTGCATGTCCAATCGTTCCGCAGCCTGTGCGATCTTCGCCGCTGGCACGGAAATGTATGGTGGGTTCTACAGTTGGCCAGGTCATTAGGCCTTGCTCCCATCCGCCCTCAGTCCCCGGCGCACGTTCTCCGCGCGCATCCGGTCCTTACACCATTCGCACGTGACGAACTCAGCGTGCTCCACCAAGTAACCAGGCAGACCGCACATGCCCACGTCGTCGGACTCGGGGGCGTAGTGGATGCGTTGGTCTGCCACTGGAGCGAAGATGCCCAGGTGTTCGTATTCGTGTAGCTGTCCCATTACTTGACCTCGTACTCCTCGTTCATCTCCACGTTCAGATCATCCAGCCCGAGCGACTTGAGCCACTTCAGGCACGCGCGAATGGTCCACGGATTGACCTTGATACCGCGAATCTCCAGGTCATACGGGCCGACCCACTCGCCGAGCGTCCAGACGTGCCCCGGCATATTGAGCACGCTCAACACGTAGCATCCGCCCGTGTAGCCCAGGATGCCGGCCACTGGGCAGTGAACGAGGTGCATGATGTAGCTAGTGGCGTCGCCCGGTTCGTAGCGCACTGGCCCATAGGCAGTGACCTGACTCGGGCCTGCGCTCTCGCTGCTGTAGCTGAGAGCCTTCTTGAGCGCGGCGAATTGCGCTTCCATTTCTGGCGTTAGACTCGATCCCATTTCCCATTCTCCTTCACCCCCACTCCTTCAAAACCGGGGACCAGCCCGGACGGAATGGGGAAACATCTGAACTGGTCCCCGCCCCATTCTTGAACCACACGGCGAGACGAACTGCAACAACTTTTTTTCGTTGCAGTCGCCATCCCGACTCTGCTACCACTCCGGAGTCGGGCGGACAGGCCAGAAGCCACGCCCCAGAAATCACAACAGGAGACCCAGAATGGCAACCAAGAAAACCCCCAGCAAGTCCGCACAGTCCAAGCCCACCACCAAGCAGAAGCTCCGCCCCGTCGTCGTCACGACTGCGAGCAAGGGCATTTTCATCGGTCTCACCGACGCCCCAATCGGCGCCGAAACCATCATCCTCCAACAGGGGCGCAACGTGTTCTACTACACCGCGGAAACGAAAGGCTTCGTCGGCATCGCGGCACGTGGCCTGTTCAACGGTTCCAAGGTCGGCCCTCCAGCTGACCGTTTGGAGTTGCGCAACATCACGTCCATCGTCGATGCCACCGCCGAAGCCGCGAAGACGTGGGAGTCTGCGAAGTGGTGAAACAGACGGACACCCCGGTCCTGCGTACGTCGCTGGTCGTTTGGTCGCTGGTTTTACTCGGCGCGTGCACAGATTCGATCCTGTGGACGCGTGGCAAGGAACTGGACGCCAAAGCGCTATTTGGCATGCGGTCGGAGTACCGTGATTGGATCAGGGATCGGCTCTCTGGCTATGGCGATGGCTCTGGCTCTGGCTATGGCTATGGCTATGGCTCTGGCTATGGCGATGGCTATGGCTATGGCGATGGCGATGGCTCTGGCTATGGCTATGGCTATGGCTCTGGCTATGGCGATGGCTATGGCTATGGCGATGGCTATGGCGATGGCTATGGCTATGGCGATGGCGATGGCTATGGCGATGGCGATGGCGATGGCTATGGCTCGTCTGCGCCTGGTGACGTGGTCATGGCTCAGACCGGCGAACACACACTGACGCAAGACACGACCGCAACCATCGTAGCGAGCGAACTCACTCTGATTGGATACCCCCCATGCCTCCCCTAACCCTCCCCCAAGCCCGCCACCTCCGCGCCCAAATCCGAGCCCAGTCCCCCCGCGCCCTCCGCACCGTCGCCCAAGCCCTC